GCTGTACGGGTTCACGATAGGCCGCTTGATGGCCTTCTCGATGTCGCCGTCGTTCAGGAAGTACGTGGCCCTGGACGTCGAAGACGAGGGGCTTGCGTTCTTCAGGAGCGCGAGGTTCACGGCGCGGGCGGTGCGCGGCCCCATGGTGGCACGCTTGGGGCCGTAGCCGTCGAACTTGCGGTACTGGGTCGACAGCGGCGCGATGAGCTGGTCAAGCGTGAAATCCTCGCTCGAGCTCAGGGTATCCGTGTTGCCCAGGGCGGTATAGCCGGCGGGCGAATCGGACGCGGTGAGCTGGGAAAGGATGCCATCGTACACCATCGCGTCGGCGGACCGATCGGTGGTGAAGTTGGTTCCGAGTGCCTGGTAGTAGTTGCTGCCGCTGGTGGCCTTCAGGGTGGTGAGTTCTGCGGTGGAGCGGAACACGGTGCCCTGGTAGACCTCGTTGCCCGAGGTGCCGAAGAAGACCGCGTAGGCCACGGCACCCTTCATGGGCGTCCACGACAGCGTGACCTTTCCGGTGCTCGCGAGCGTGACGGAAGCCGCCGCCGAAGCGATGCCCGATCCGCCCTTGACGGTGGTGGTGGTGCCGCCGCCGTTGGTGCGGGTGTAGTCGAGCAGTTCCGACCCGGCGTAGGCATCGGACGCGCCGCTGAACGACGAGTTGAGCTCGTAGGTGCGGGTATTGTACGCGGCCTCGCCGTTCAGGGGGACCACCACGGCGTTGTAGGTCGCCGCGGGGATCGCTCCCGATGCGGTGGACCCGGTCGCGGTGACGGTGCCAGCAGTGCCGACGCCACCAGCGCCAACGCCGTTCACGGTCGTGGTGCGACCGAACAGGTTGTACTTGTGGTGCAGGCGCTTGCACTCGATCAGCGCACCGTTGATGCCGAACGACCGAGGGTCCATGATCCCCTTCTGAGCGTAGTACTGCTCGTCGGTCACGGCGTAGTCGGTCGCGATCTTCTTGTAGTTCGCGGCCTTGACTGCGGCGGACCACTCGATCTGCCCGCCTCGCTTGCCTTCCTCGGCACCGCCCCAGAACTTGCCGGAGAAGCGACCGGTGGAAGCGAGGATCTCGTACCACTGCGCCTGGAGGCCGGTCACGTCCTTGTCGGCGCGATACAGGCGATCCGTCCACGGGGTCTTGAGGGTGACGACGGAGAGAGCGCCGAGCAGGTCAATGCCAGGAGCCCCCGCCGCGGTGGTGACATCGCCGTTGGCGACTGCGCCGCTGGCAAGAAGAGACGCGATCTGCGCGTCGATGACTTGGGTTGCAGTCTTCTTCATGGGTTACGCCTCCATGACGCCGGCGCGCTCGAGAGCGGCGGCAATGTTGATGGGGGTCCGCTCGGATTCGGGAATCGCCGAAACGATCGCCTGAATCGAACCGTTGCTGATGGCGACGGGGGCAGGCTGTGCCGGGTTGGCGGGCTGGGCGTGCGTGACGACGCGGCCCATCTGCGGCACAGGGATGACGGATCCGTTCGCGACAGGGGCGGGCTGTGCCGCCTTGAGCGTCGCAAGCTCGTCCTGGATGGGCTTCACGGCGGCGGCGATCTTCTCGTCCACCTTCGCGCCCACCCCGTTGATGATCGCCTCGAGATCTTCGGGCTTCATGGTCTCCTCGCTTCCGTTGGTGTTGGTTCCGTTGTTGACCGCGGAAGGTGCGGGGGCGGTCGCCCCGTTTTTCTGTTCGACGCCATCGCCGTTCATCTTGGATGCGATGCCACCGTGGGCCTTGGATGCCTTGGCGTGGAAGGCCGCGGCCTTGGCGTTGCCGCGCTTGCCGTGGTACTCTGCGGCCTTGGCGTGCGCTGCCGAAGCGCGAGCATGAGCCGAGCGCGTTCCCTTCTCGTTGGCATGCAGAGTGGCGGCGTGCGCCTTGCGCGACCAGCTCACCTTTCCCTTTCCGGACATGTGCTGATTGCCGCGGAACAGATGCCCGGGGAAATCGCCGTTCATGATGGCGTTCAAGTCCGCTTCCGTGATGCCGTTGTACGCTTCCTCGGGGAACTCCTCTTGGAGTTCGGCCAACGCGGTTTCGTAGTCGGGGTCTTCGTCGATCAGCTCGTCGAACTGGTCAGCGATGTACGCGACGAGGGCAGGCTTGAGGGCGAGTAATCCGGCCTTGATGGCGTCGGCCTTGCTCCCGTCCTGCCCTTCGCGCTTCTCTTCCTGCTCGATGTACCGATGGATGTAGGCCATGTTTTCGAACATGGATGCCATCTCGTTGCCGACCGAGATTCCGTTTTGCACGGATCCGATCTGTTGTGTGAGTTGCGTCACGCGCGCCAGAAGCTCCTTCATGTCGTCGCCCTCCGTGTCTCCGTTTTCGATGGACTGGAATTCGCACCCCTGGACCCGCGGCACGTCGACGAGGCTCACTTCGACCGGGTCGCCCGTGTACCGCATGATGCGCCGCCCGTACTTCGCGGATGCGGCCTTGTCTTCCCACATCTGGCCAACGACAGTCCAGTGCCCCGAAAAGCCAGTGTAGTTCTTCGCGAGCACCTTCGCCCATGCGTCGTTATCGTCGATGCGGACGGTAACCTTGATGCGCCCGTTCTGGTCGTCTGTCTCGATGTTGACAATCTTGCCGACTACGACGGGCTGATGCATCTCCCGAACCGCGCCCTTGGAGTCTCCGCCGGTGCGCTTCTCGAACGCCTCGACGTACCGCAGCAGATACGGCTTGGTCGTGGCGTAGTCGAGGAGGAATCCCTGGTTGTTCGGCTCGCCCGAGTCCATGTAGCCGGTGACGAGCCGCTTTCCCTCGTCCGTCACGTCGCCGTTCAGGACAAAAAACGTCTCTGAGTCGCGGGGGCCGAATTGGAAAACCTTGTTCGTCTTCTTCATGCTGGTAACACCGTGCATCGGCAATTGGGGTGAGCTGGCGCGTGAGAATGCCCAGAAGGGAAAGCCTTGTCGATGGGGATCGCTCCAGCCGCGGCATTGGCCTTGCAGATCTCGCACGCGTCGTAGTCGCTCCAGCGCTTCATCTTGACGCCAGCAGCGACCATGTAGGACAGTTTCCCGGCGTCCTGCGCCTCTGCCGTCTCGGTGCGGGCGATGTTGAGGGCGCGGGCGCGGTCGAACGGATGCGCCGACTTGATCTCTTGCGCCAACCGCTGAACGCTCCACCGCTCTTCATTCGCCTGGGTGACGAGGGAGCGGACGGCATCGCGGGCCACGTTCGAAATGCGGTAGGCCGCGTTTGGGTTCTCGACGAGCTTGCCGTCGACGACCTTCTTGCCGATCAGCCACGCGGACCGCTCGCGGGCGTACTCCACGGCGGCGCGCTCGGGTACGACATCACGGGGCGTGCTGCTGGCAACCGCTCGGACGCCAGCGTCAACGCCAGACGAGAACGACGAACGGAGGTGCGGGGATGCTGAGCGCACGAACGAGTCAGAGTCGATCACGTCGGGCACGGCGCCAGCCTCGAGCGCGGTCACGCCGGCGCGGGCCGCTTCGTCCGACATCGCCTCCAGGTACGTCGCGACCGTGGCCACGAACTCCGGATCAGCGTTGTCGATTTCGCCGTTAGCCACCTCGTGCACGTGCCCGTTCTTCTGCGCCTTCTCCTCGTCGGCGAGCTTCTTGCCGTCTTCCTTCTTGGGCTCCGGAGCGTCCTCGGCAATGTCCGACGGGTCGTACCCGATGCGGATCAGTGCGGACTTCTTGAGTACGCCAGCCTTCACCAGCTCGACCGTCTGCGCGGCAGCAGGATCCTCGTCGAGGTTCCACTTCCAAGCGAACCCGGGTCCATGCGCCGCCGTGATGATGGATGTCAGGAACCCCGCGCTCCAGCGCAAGTTCGCTTTGTGGCCCTCGGCCACGCTGGCATCCTGCAACGTCTCAGAAGTGGAACGGTTGACCTGCTTGACGAAATGTGTCGGAGGCAAGGAGAAGTTGTACGTGATGACCCGCATCAACCATTCGTCGAACTCTCCTTGCGACGGATCGCGGTCGTACACGGTCGCCTTGGACCCGGGGGGCATCCACCGCGCCTTGTCCTTCCCGGAGATCCCGGCGAGCATCTGCCCCCATGAGTTGTTCATGGTGCGGATCTGCTCAGGCGTCCAGTTCTGCGGGGCCTCGATCAGCATGGAAGGGATGTCGCCATCAGAGAAGAACGAAAGCTGCCGTTCGGTGCGCCGGAGTGCCAGGGATACGAAGCGAGCAATCTGCTCGACAGGTGAGAATCCCCACACGTTGTACGAGCGACGATTCTTCGGGCACCAGATCATCGTGTCCAATGGGTAGTCGTGCGCCGGTGCTCCCTTGATGATCTGGGTCATCATGTACGGTGCGCCGCGCTCATCGATGCGCACAGCGATGGAAGCGCCGTCGATGTAGTGCGCCAGCGGTGTGGAGCCGCGGCGATCAATCCAGACCGTCGGCGCGTCGATCTCGAGCATTTCCCGGATCAGCACGCCGAACCAGTCGTAGAAGCTCGTCACGCCGTCGGGGCGCTCTGCCCACTTGGAGATTTCGACAGCCTTCTTGCTGGGCCTCTTCGGATCTCCAGCGACATCAACGACTTGCCCGGAGATATTGGACAAACGATCGATGACCGTCTGGGTGCAGATGTTGATGTAGTCGCACCCGGTCGCAAGGCTTCGGAGTTGTTCGTAGGTGAACATCTCCTGCCCGTGCGGCACGTTCTGGAGGTTCCACGATTGGTTGTAGTCGAGGCGTCGGCCCCACCCAGCATCCGCAGGCGCGAGCGGAACGAGAGGCTGAGACGGTGGGAACCATCCCGTGTTCAGGTTCTGCGCGCCACGCGAGAGGGAGGCGGCGATCTGCGAGAGATCGAACTGTGCCCCACCCTGTCCAGGCGTCGAGTCCGCGCCGATCAAGTACGGGCCTCTACATCGTTGTTCCGGCCCTCACGCCGAGCAATCCAGTTCTTCGCGAGCCGGAACGCCTCTCGTTGCATGGCGTCTATATCCGCATGCCCTGGGCGCTGGGCGTCATGGAACGGAGGAAGGCGGGCGAAGAACTCTTTGGCCAGCGTCTCAAGGGTCGCGCATGGCACCGACGCCTCAAGGATCGCAACACGCTTTTGAAGCGCCCGCGCCCCGAGAGGATCAAGGATGAATTGCCACACCGCTTTCACCATGGGCTGAAAATACAATATCCGCCAGGAATTTGCGCGGTTTTGTCGATCGAGCTGATCCGTCAGGAGTTGCCGAGCACGGAGGCGCCAGCCGAACCGAGGAATGACGCCACGCCCGTGTCGGGGTCGATGCCGTTGCCTTCCAGACGTTCGCGCTCGGCGTTTGCGATCCTCTCGGCCTCGGCGATCCATGCGTCGGCGGGTGCGCAAACCACCGAGAAAGCGCGGGCCAGGGCGTCCAGCTGATCATCGTGCACCTGCCCGTTGGTCCGCATCTCGTCGAGGAGCACCGCATTCCATGACCCCCGAACCATACAGACGTTCCCGCCGTTGATCTGGGACTGGAAAGGTTCCCACCGCGTTTCCTTGGCTCCAGACTCAGGCGACGAGCTGAACGAGAACCCCGCAAACTCGCCAGTCATCGTGCGGACTTGGTCTTTGCCAGCCTGCCCTGGGTCCTGCGGAACGGACACCCGGACCTCCTGCCCGTCCAATCCTGCCGTCAACCTTGCCAGTTTGCGCGGCTCGCTGGTGCGCTCCCTGGCCATGTCCACAATGCAGTACCGCCCGTCCCGCATCCGCCCAAGTCGAGCCCCACAGCACCAGTCGCCTTTTCCTTTCGACGCCGCCAAGTCCCAGCCGCGGGCCTCGACCATCCCCGCGGGCGCAACATCCACGATCTCGATCTGATCAACCTTCCACGACCCACCTTCCCGCGGGATTGGCCGCTGCTGGTGCTGTCCCGCAAAGCCGAAGGACTGCATTCGCCCTTCCTCCATGTCGATTACCCATTGGGGGAATCGCTCAGGGAACAAGAGTTCTCCATCTTCCGTTCGCGGGTCTTCCGGGGCCTTCTGCGGGTCGCCAGCCTCGAACTTGGTGCGGATGACCAGATGGTGCCAGTGCTCCCCGCCCTGCGCCATGATGATGCCTGTCAAATCTTGCAGGTGCACGCGCTGTTGAATGAGCGTCTTCGTTCCGTGTACCATGTCCTTCAAGCGGTTGCCAATGCCCAGGTTCCACGCGTCGGCGACGGCGGAAAGCTTGGCCTCGGACACGTCTTTCGTCTCGTTTGGGTCGTCGATTCCGATGTGGTGCACGCGCTTTCCGGTGACGCGGCTTCCGATGGTCGCCATCTGCCGTTCGCCGCCGCGGCTGTTCTGGATCCACTCCTCACCGTCCTTCGTGATCCTCCATCCGGGGCGGCTGGACTGGTACCAATCGGACCGGATCAGCTCGCGGCACTTGCGAGAGTCACGTAGCGCGACATCCTCCGATCCTGAGATCTGGAGGTTCGACCACTCCGGCCACCAGGACCAGACCCAGGCAGGAAAGGCCACGGAAACGATGGTGGACTTTCCAAGGCCAGGGGGGATGTTGATACACAGGTTGTTTTTCCCGAGCGTGCCGCGCGCCAGCATGTCGAGCCGGTCGCAAACCGCCTTGATCGACCAGTTCTGCACCAGTGGCGTCCCGGCCTCGCCAGGGATGTGCAGCCAGCAGTCGACGAAGAACCGGAAAAACGACCTACGCCGCCGCTCCCAAAGTGCCGCCTCGAGGCTCACGCATCGCCCTTGCCCTTCTCCATCTTGGAGGTGAGGGCGATGTACGATTCAAGCTCCTCGTCGGTGAGCTTCGACAGGTCCGGGCCGTCGGCAGGGCGCCCAACACTTCCGGCCAGCTCGAGGCGATCACCAAACCGGCCCTTGGCGAACTTGCCCGCATTCCACTGAGCCACCGTACGCATCTCCTTGAACGCGCTCACGGCGGCAGCGGGGTCTGGGAATTGTCCAGACGCGACCTTAACTCCGAGTTCCCGAGACCCTTCTTCGATGGCCTCAAGTCGGTGCGAGTACCCGAGTTCCCTCGCGCGCGAATACATCTCAGGACCGTTCGGTAGTGCATCAATCCACGACCACAGAGTCGCGTAGGGAACCGCCATCCTCTCCGAAATGCGCGTGAGGAATTCGCCGTTGGAGATGCCATCCAGGGCTTCGAGGGCTTTTGCTCGGCGTGGGTCGTGTTCAGAAAGTTCCATGAGGTGAATTTACCATCCCTCCCCCTGATCCGCAACCGGAGTCCTCCCCACCGAGTCGCGCGCCGTTGAATCGACAGACAGCGTCGAGCTGAACGTATGCGTTACGGGCGACTCCTGTCCGCATCCGATTAGCGCCGCCATGATTGTGATCCTCATTCCGACACCCCCTTGTGCAGCTTAACCAACGCCTCGAACGCCTCATCCGTGAGCGCGACAGCCGTTTCCGACCCTGCGCTTTGGAAGCGGAAAAGCGTCCGGTCGTCTCCGACGCGATAGGCGGCGACCACTGCGCCAGTGCTTAGCGTTGTCTGCTGTCCGATCATCATGTTCTGATAGCTCATTCATCCCCCCTTCGTTGTGTGTAAGAAATTTCCTACGCTCTCAATCGCCACAGGAGTGGCCTAGAATCGGTCGCGATGTAATGGTGGGGACTGTGTACGTCCGATCCATCGAAGCGCCGCCATATGCGCCCGGAAAGCCCCAGCGCGTCACTCTCTGAAGTCCCCGCGCTCAACTGCTCGGAACTTAGTCCTAGCTCCATCGAAAATCACCTCCAGCGATTCGCACGGACCAGAGCGGTTCTTTGCGATCCGCACATGCCGACCGTCGCGGTCCTGGTAGACGAACACCACCCAGTTCGCGTCCTGCTCGATTGATCCGGAATCGCGGAGATGGTGCAGTTGCGGCGTTTCCTTTGTAGCCTCACGCGAAAATTGGGACAGGGCGATTATCGGTATGTCCAGGTCCATCGCCAGGGCCTTAAGCCCCTGGCTTACTTGCGTGATCTCGTCGTTTCGCGAATTGACCTTCCCGATTGCCCTGAGGAGCTGGAGGTAGTCGACCACGATCATCTTGATCCGCCCATGCGCCAATCGAGCTGACGCGATGGCGCGAAGTTCCTCGACGGTCTTGGCCCGGCAGAAATTCAGGTCGTGGTTTGTGACGGCCTCGATTGCCTCGCGCTTGTCCTGGTCATCCATCAATCCGCATGTTATCCGCGAAAGGTTCATCCCGGTTGTTTGCGCTATGATGCGCTCCGCGATTTCCTGGGGAGTCATTTCGAGCGAGCAGAAAAGCACTTCTGCCTGGGTCGCTAATTCAATTGCGATCTGCGTTGCCAGCGATGACTTTCCTTCGCCTGGACGTCCTGCGATAATCCCGAGCTGTCCTCGCCGGATGTTAAGGATCCCGTCCAGCCATAGGATCCCGGTTTTAATCGTTTCCGCCGACTTTGTCTGATGGCAGACATCGGACACCGCGGCTTGTACGGTTGTGATCGGCTGGGTGCCGCGCTGGACGACAGCGGAAAGGCGCTTCCCAAATTCGGCGATGACAGCCTCGACCGTGTCCGAGTCGTCAAAGGCCATGGCTTTCAGGTGCTGCGCTGAATCGATGACGCTCCGGAGGATCGCTTTGTCCTGGATGACTTTTTGCGCGCCCTCCCACCCAACCCGAGACACGACAGCATCCGTCAGGTCCATCAGGTTCGCTTCGCCCCCGGCAAGCTCCAATGTCCTCGCCCTGCGAAGTTGCTCCGTGACCATCCCGACATCAGCGCTCGATCCGGAGCGCGTGACGGAAACAATCGCCTCGAAGATTGCTCGGTTCCGCTCAGAATAGAAATCAGATGGTTCGAGCGTTACTGATTTCGCGATCTCAGGGAATCGCAGGCATGTACCGAGTAGAGTTATTTCTGATTGTTCAGACCGTGGAAGTCCCATTCGCTGTTCATTCGGCATAATCGCGCTCTACTTTCATTTTCATATACATGCGATGTTCTGGATTCGAGTTCTGTGATTCGCGTGATTTTCGAGTGAATTCTTCGGTCGGACCGATATTTCCTTTTTCTTTTTTGAACCCATAGATGACCGAGAACTTGTTTTTCCAATTCTTTATCGGCTTCCCGTCCTTGTCCGTCCAGTCAGTCGCGACGTAGTGGCGATAGAGGTCGATGACGCCTGATTCGTGCCAATCGGGGTGCTTCGCCTTGCAGTGGTCGAGAACTTCCTGCTCGGTCGGAGGAGCCTTAGGCTTCTGCTCTCGGGGGACTATAGGGGGTTGTTCTATTTCCTTTCCTTTCCTATTCCTATTCCGTTGGGTTTCTGCTTGGGTTTCACTTGGGTTTATGCTTGGGTTTATGCTTGGGTTTATGCTTGGGTTATTTCGCTCTGGAGTCGGCATAGAATCTAGACTCGCCGAAATCGGCCTCCCTCCGAGCGATCCATTCTGTTTTGCTGCTTGGGTTTTTGCTTGGGTTTTTGCTGATCCGCCAAGTCGTCCCGCGCCTCGCTTCTGCTGTACGATGATCTCCTTCTCGATCGGGTATGCCCAGACGGTCAAGTCTTGTCCATCCCATGACCAGAGGGGGCATTTATCCTGTGCCTCTGCCTTTGTGACGCGGATTATCTGCTGCCATCGACGGTCGCCCCATGCCCCGGCGTCACGTATCGTCCCGCCGTTTTCTTGATCGACGCAATACGCGAGGAGGCAAAGCCACGTGGCCCGTTGGACCGGATCGCACCCCAGGAATTCTTCCGTGGAAAGAGTCGTTCGATGGATATTAATCCAGTCCATTTGAGACTTCCGGATCTTTGAATATTATGTCAAACACTTTTGAAACATTTAGGTCATTTCGAAGCTCATTAACCATATATCGAACGGCTACAATGTTGTCAATTTCCTGAAAGTTTGCAGCATAAAGGCTTC